CTTACGCAAGGAAGATGGATAGAACTCGTGAGATAGTTAAAAAGAAACTAGATAAAAAGAAAAAGAAATGATAAATAAATTAGATATATTAAAGCAGATACTTATTCTTGAGTACGATGCTGAAGTAGAAAAAGCTTTGGCAAATAAAGCTAAGTCTACTGGTATATCTAAGTCAATACTCAAAAGTGTCTATGCTAAAGGTTTGGCAGCTTGGAAAACAGGCCACCGTCCTGGAGTTGGTCAACACCAATGGGCAATGGGCAGAGTTAATTCATTTGTAACAGGTAAAGGTGGAGCTAGGAAAGTAGATAAAGCGTTATGGAAGAGGGCAAGTAAATCTAAAAAGAAAAAATAAAATGAACAGCATTTCATTCTTCAAGGCTCTTTTGATGAAAGAGTTAAACGAAAAAGACCTTCCTGGAAATCAAGAGAGAATAGCTCAAGCAGCTGAACCTAAGGATAAAATTACTGCCGCTGACTTTGCTGCACTTCGCGCTAAGAAAAATGTAAAAAAAGAAGGCGAAGATCATGAGGTTTCTATGGCAAACAATAGCCTAGAATCTATCGTTAAATCTGCTATGGAGCTTAAAGCTAAAATGGGAGATCAAGAGAAAGATATTCCAGCTTGGATCCAAGATCATATCACTAATGCCGCTAATTACATTAGCCAAGCTGCAGATAACTACCATGAATATAATGGAGGAGAGCATGATATGGATGAACTTCCAGATGGAACAGTTGAAGTGCCAGCAGGTGATGCAGAAGACTTAGATATGACTCTCCAGTCTATGATGGAAGATCTTCTTGAAGCTAAAAAGAAACCATCAGCTGGTCTTTCTAAGAAGCAAAAATCAGCTATCGTAAAGAAAGCCAAGTCTGGTAAAGACATGGGAAAGAAAGGTAAGGGGTTTGAAAAGATCGTAAAGGCTGCAAAGAAGTCAGGAGCAGATAATCCTGAAGCTGTAGCTGGTGCTGCATTCTGGAAAGGTCAAGCTAAAAAAGCAAAATAAATAATGCCAGTGAGTAATCATGATATATTAAAGACTATACTCTTACAAGAGTTAGATAGGATGGAGCCTGAGAAATCTACGTTCGAGGATGATCCTATGCAGTTTATATTAAGGAAGTATGCAGGGCTTAAGAACACTCTTGAGTATCTTATGACTCCTTCATTTGAAGAATATATCACAGGTATATATGTAGTGGCTCCTAAACCAACTACATTTAAAGTTGTTTTACATAACGGACAATTCTTTTTCTTGCAGTTCATGGGCAAAGCTTATGAAGCAACCGTAGAAGGAAAGAAATACTATTTAATGTCCATAGGTGAGAAAGAAAGGTGTATGGTAGCTATATCAAGACTTCTTAGGTTTGGTAATCCTTTGAAGACCAAAGGTCCAGAAGGAGCCGAGCAAGGTACTAGAGATTCAGAAGGGCCGGCAGAAGAAGCAGGGCCAACCCCACCAGCAGAAACAGGAGCAGAAGGAGGCGAAGAGGAGTTGGCAGAATACAGGATATTAGAAAGCATTCTTAGAAGCGAAGCATATACAGAGTTTCCTAAATCTGAAAAGGAAATAACTGATCCTAATATTAAAGCCCTCTATAAAGCACTTAGAACAGTTTCAGATATTGAAGACCCTATCTCTTTAGATCCTACGAAACCTAATTTTGTTAACATAACAAGAAAGTTTCAAACAGATAAAAAGGCACTAGATTCTATTAAAAAAATAACAGGCCAAGACATTAGTAAAACTGGTAAGATAAAATGGAACGGACTAAACATTAAGTTTGGTGAAGGTTCTAGAGGTGGACGTGGTGTTAAGTCTAAAGGACTTGGTTTTGAAGGTAGTTTAGCAGGAGATCTTGAAAAATTATCTAAAGAAGGGTTAACTAAACAAAATATAGAATCGTATAACCATCCTCAGTTAATTACCAAAATAGCTAATGAGTTGGGTCTTAAAAAAGGTAATTTTACAGTACGTTTAGATGGTAGTGCAAATAAACCTAGACCTTTAGCTTTTAGTTCATCAGGTCCTACTGTATCATTTTCCGGTAAAAATGTAGCTGAAACTTTAACAGACATTACAGTTATAAAAGAAGGAAAAGAATATTATATATCTGCTAAGTTTGGCGGCACATTAACATTCTTCAATTCAGGAGTAGCAAAGACTTTACCAGCTGATGAGATCAAAAAAGGAGAGATAAAAAATGCTAACGGTATAGCTTTACTTAAGACACTTGGTATAGACAACAAATCTTTCTGTGCTGTATTTAATTACTATGAGAAAGGTAAAGCAGGTAAATTTATTCCAAAATATCCAAATGCAGACATTGCTAAACTCCAAAACCTAGTTAGCTCAGGTATTGGTTCTGGATACTATTATGCTCAAGCAGGAAAAGGAGAAGACCAATTCTTTAAGATTAGTGACAAATATAATAAAATAGCTTCTACTATAACATCAGAACCTCAAGTATATTATGGAGGAATAGATGGTAAAGGAAAAAGAGTGGACGTTGTATTTGAATCTGATAAGTACTACTTTAAAGTTAATATCAGAAACAAACAAGGAGGTCTATACCCTACTCACATTATGTGTGACTACAAAGCAAAATAAATTTTTTTATTTCAACTTTTTTTCTTATATTTAACCACAAATTAAGTTTATGGCAAAAAAAGATACTACCTATAGGTCTATAAAGACCATAGAAGGAACAATCCTTAACATTTACGAAGATAGCAAGGGTAATACTAAACCCCACTGTCCAACAGGTCCTGCAATACTTTATCCAAAAGGGCATAATAAACCTGACGAATACTATTTATTCGGTATAAAGTATGATTATGACAAATGGTTAGAGTTATCTAGACCTCTTAGGAAGTCTACCACTAAAGAAGATTTTATAGATTGATAAATATTTATAAGTAAATAGACGACCATGTCATTTAACTTAGAGAAATATTTAACCGAGAACAATCTTACCTTGATCTCTAGGATCAGAGAGGAGGAAGAAGACCAAGAAATTGAACCTACAAAAGCTGATCTAAAATCATCAGAAGCAAGTTTTAGGAATATCGACAAAAAGAAAAAAGAGTACGCTGATCTTCAAGCTAAAGTAAAAGCTATCATTGCAAAACATACAGAAAGAGGACCTGATGGTAATCTTAAACTGAAAGACATTGCCTCTTATAAAAAAGAAGTTGGCAATATGCCAGATAGACTTAAGTTATTAAAGACACAAATAGATCAAGTTGAAAACCCTAAACTAGACTCAGATGAAGAAGATATTTAGTATTGCCTTAATTATACTCTTAGTTTTATTAGCTGTTTGGTACGTGTTTATCTATAACCCAGTTAAGTTTGACACTAAACCATTTGAGGCTAAGATTGATTCACTTCAGTATCAAGTTGATTCATTACATGAAGATAATTTCAAACTAGAAACTTTTATTTCTGTTTTAGAAGGAGATAATGTATATTTAGTAGAGAAAACAGGAAAGCTTCAAGATAAGATTGGTGATTTGAAAGGTGATTTGAAGGATGCTAAAGACGCTTTAAAGTATACTCCTACTCAAGTAGACAGTTTCTTTGTGGTTAAATATAGTAGTGAATATGCAAAAAAGTCTGAAGACACAACTCACCTACCACTAGAAGTAAGTAAAGCTATTGTAGTGAACCTTAAAGAAGGTGAAGTGAATGAGAAGATAGTTATTACACAAGACAGTGTTATTGTAACTATGGACTCTTCATTAAAGAATAGAGCTGAGGTGATTGCTAAATTAAGAGAGAAAGAATTTAACTATGTATCTATTATTGATAAAAAAGTACAACAAGAAGAGTTATATAAGGTACAAGTTAACGGATTAAAACAAGATATAAAAAAGCAAGAAAGAAGACTGAAGTGGAACAGGATACAAAAGGTTGTATTAGGTGCTGCGATAATAGGTCTCATCGTAAAATAGAATGTCTGACGCACAAATAAATATAAAGGAAAGAATAAAGGAGGAGTTTGTAAAGTGCGCAACGGATCCAGTATACTTCATGAAGAAGTACTATATGATCCAGCACCCTCAAAGAGGTCGACAAATGTTCGACCTTTACCCGTTTCAAGAGAAGGTACTTAGACTATTTCAAAAGAACGATTATTCAATCATTAATAAGTCAAGGCAGTTAGGTATATCTACACTAGTATCTGCTTACTCATTGTGGTTAATGCTCTTTAATAAAGATAAGAACATTCTTGTTATTGCAACTAAGCAAGATACTGCCAAGAACATGGTAACTAAAGTTAGGTTTGCTTACCAAAACTTACCGACTTGGTTAAAGATAGGAACATCAGAAGATAACAGACTTAGTCTTAGACTAGCTAATGGTTCACAAGTTAAAGCAGTTTCTGCTGCTGCGGATGCTGGTCGTTCTGAAGCTGTGTCTTTGTTGGTAATAGATGAGGCTGCGTTTATTGATAATATCGAAACAATCTTTACTGCTGCCCAACAAACATTGGCCACTGGTGGTGGTTGCGTGGCATTATCTACTCCTAATGGTGTTGGTAACTGGTTTCACAAAACATATATATCGGCTCAAGAACAGAAGAATAAATTTTTGCCTATATCTCTTCCTTGGACAGTGCATCCTGAAAGAGATCAAGTTTGGAGAGACGATCAAGATAAAACACTAGGAAAAAGAAACGCTGCGCAAGAGTGTGATTGTGACTTCGCAACATCAGGTAACACTGTTATTGAACCTGACATTCTTAGTTGGTATGAAGCTAATATGCTTTCAGAACCAATAGAAAGGCGTGGTTTAGATAGAGCATTGTGGATATGGGAATATCCCGATCCTATGAAATACTATGCTGTCGTGGCTGACGTTGCGCGTGGTGATGGCAGTGACTATTCTGCGTTTCATGTCATAGATATAGAATCTATAACACAAGTAGCAGAGTATAAAGCCCAAGTTGATACTAGAGACTATGCCAATACTTTATTGAGCATAGCTTCAGAATATAATAATGCATTGCTAGTACCAGAAAATGCCAACATTGGTTGGGATGTAGTTCAAACTATAGTTGAGAGAGGATATAATAACCTTCATTATAGTTATAAGCAGGATCAAAATATGGACTTTACTAAATACGTAGATAAGTATAATAAAGCAGATGGTCTTGTTCCTGGTTTTAGCACGACTGAAAAAACTAGACCTTTAGCTGTTGAGAAGATGCGAGACGTGATTGAGAATAAAATAGCCAATATAAAGTCAATCAGGCTTTTAGAAGAGTTGAGGGTGTTTATATGGAAGAATGGTAAGGCTCAAGCTATGCAAAGTTATAACGACGATTTAGTTATGTCTTTTGCTATCGCTATGTATTTGAGAGAGACTAGTCTTAGATATAGAAAGAATGCAGAGAACTTAACTTACGCAGCATTGGATGGCTTTACTAGAACTCAAGATACTAGCATAACTTATAACGCAAACAATCAATATAATCAAAACCCTTGGATGATGAACTATAACACACCTCAAGGAGAGGTTAATCAGGATTTAACTTGGCTTTTATAAAATAAAAATATGGCAGAACAACAAAGACAGAACAATCTATTTTCTACATTAAGACGTTTGTTTTCTACGGATGTAATCATTCGTAATGAAGGCGGAGACATGTTAAAAGTAGTCGACACAGATACTATCCAAAGGTCTGGTGTAATCCAAACTAATTCATTAGTAGATAGATTCAATAAGGTATACACCATGTCCACAGCATATGGTGTTAACTTAAACTTATCACAGAACTATCAATCTGCAAGGGTACAAATCTATGCAGACTATGATGCTATGGACACAGATGCTATTTGTTGTTCTGCGCTTGATATTATTTCTGACGAATGTACACTTAAAAATGAACAAGGTGAAGTATTACAAATTAGATCTTCTGACGAGAATATTCAGAAGCTCCTCTACAACTTATTTTATTCTGTACTTAATATTGAATTTAATCTTTGGTCTTGGGTTAGG